GACCATCAGCAGGTCGTAGACACAGACGAGGGGGAGGGCGGCGCTGGTGTCGTGGTCGAGCCACAGGCGCACCGTGTCGACGTCGACCGGGGTGACGTGGAAGAACCCGACGAGGGCGGCGCCCGGGGTGGCCCGGATGTCGGCCGCGAAGTCGACGCCGGCGATGGGGAACGGGGCGCCGTCGCCGTCTTCGATCCCGACGTCGAAGGCCAGGTCGTCGCCGGCGTAGGCGGTGACGGTCACGGTGCCGGGCAGGGCGGTGATGGTTTGCGGGCCGGCCCGGCCGGTCACGGTGACCTGGCCGGGCAGGGTGGCGACCGGGATGTCGGCGAGGCCGGCGGCGAGCTCGTCGGTGTCGAGGGCGGCGAGCCAGGCGCCGCGGGTTTGGGCCGGCGTGGGTGTCATGGGACTTCAGTCTTCTCCGTCTCGGGTTTGCGGTGGGTGATGAGCCAGCCGCCGACGCCGGCGACCACCGCGGCGATAAAGGCCTCTGTGCCGGCCGTCAGGGCGGCCTGGGCGGCCGATATCGACGTGTCCGCTATGGCGGTGCCAATCCCGGTCGCGAAGGCGAGGAGGCCGACCAGGGCGGCGCCGCCCACCGTCTGAGTCTCGGTCCTGGTCACCACGAGCTCGCCCAGTGGCCGGGGGGGTCGCGACCGTCACCGCGGCGCAGGTTGCAGCGGGCGCACGCGGCCCGCAAGTTGTCGGGGTGGTCGGTCCCTCCGAAACGGCGGGGGGTGACATGGTCGACGTGGGTGGCGTAACCGTCGCATCCCGGGTATTGCAACTGGCAGGTCCGGCCGTCCCGGTCGAGGACCTGGCGGCGGACGTGACGCCACCCTTTCGACCAGAACGGATTAGCGGGCACCGTGCCGACGTCGACGCTAACGAGGGGCTAGCGGCGGCGCCGGACGGTGCCTCTCACCCGCGCGCGGGTCGCGGGCGTGCTTCGCCGGGTGGCAGTTCGCCGGCCGGCGCGCGTCGCCAGGTGAGAAGCGTTCCACCCTGCTCCCGGCCCGGACCGGGCCCGGGCCAGCGGGGCGACGTGGCGGTGGGTGCCGGCCGTGTGCCTCTGGGCGGACCGGGCGGCGGCGTTGCGGAGGACGCGCTGGCGTTGACCTTCGCTGATCCCGATGGCCCGGGCCGCGCCGCGCGTCGGGATCGGGAAGCGTTGGGCGGCCGGGTGGGCGAACTGCCGGGTGCCGGTCCTCTTGGCGTAGTCGGCCAGGCCTCGGCGGCGGGCGGCCGTCATGACTGCCACGGTCGCGACCTTACGCGCTGCGCCGGCGGCGGAGGCGGACCTCTACCCGTTCGGGCGGTCCCACGTGATCCGCTGGCGGGCCCGGGCGATCCAACTGGGCGCGCCAGGCGGCGAAGTATCGGGCTCGGCGCTCGGGGTCGCCGGCGATGGTTCCTGACGGGGCGGCCGGGGGGATCGGTCGGAGGTTCCACAAGCGGCGTCGGCGTCGGTGGTGGCGGGCCATGCTCCAGGTCTCCCACCAGCGATTTTACCGGCCGGGCGGCACGGGCAGGGGGCCACCCGGTCATATGTTCGCCCCTGGATTACCTCGGGGTCAGTTTCCAGCCATCCGGTGTCCTGGCACCACGAGCAGCGCGGCAGGTGACTAGTCATTTGTGACTAGCCGTTTGTAGTCACGTTGACAGCGAAACGGAGTCAACATCTCATTTCTCCTGTGGATAAACCTGTGGATAAGTCGCGAGTTCCTGTGGATAAGTCACGAATCCCTGTGGAGAACCTGTGGATAACTTTCATAGTTATCCACTGGTTTTCGTTTGGCGCTAGCCACTAGACTGGCGGCGTTGTCTTTGGCTACCCCACAGGGCCAGCCAACGCCGTCCTTTGTGGCCCGGGCCGGCGGATTTTTTCAGGCCAGGACGTCGAGGATTTCGGGCCGGTCGGCGGGCCGCCAGACCCAGAACTCGACACCGGGGCAGGCTTCCAGGTCGGTCCGCCACCCGGTTTGATGCCGGCCGAGGGCGCCTTTGTCGGATTTGAGCTCGGCGAAGATGACCCGGGGCGGGCGGACCAGGCACAGGTCGGGGAAGCCGGCGCCGTCGGCCATGACCGGGGTGCGCCACCCGGCCGCGGTTTTGGCCGGCCGGAAATGGGCCCGGCGCCAGCCGCGTCGGGCGGCCCAGTCGAGCACCCACCCGAGGAAGTCGGACTCGGTCTCGGCGACCCGGGGCACCCGGTTCACGGCGGCCAGCCGGGAATGGATGTCGCGGGTCATGGTTCCCTGCGCTCGGCGGCGGCCTCGGCCTGGCGGAGGGCGTCGATGAACGCCAGGTCGTCGAGGCAGTCGGACAGGTTGGCGCAGACCGGCCACAGTTCGGCCATGGCCAGGGCCAGGGCGAGCTCGTGGGCCCGGCAGACGAGCTCGGCGAGCTCGGCGAGCCGGGCGTCCTGAAGGTCGCGCACGGTCACTGGCGGGCCCCGCTGGTGCCGGCGAAGTGGGCCAGGTAGACCTCGACGGCGCGGCGGACGATGTAGGCGACGGGGCGGTCCTCGCGCTCGGCGGCGGCTTTCAGGTCGTCGACCATTTTCTTGGGCATGCCGATCGAAAGCTGGGCCATCGTTTCCCCATTGGTCACAGGTGTTGTCATGGGTGCTACGGTAGCGCCGAGGTCGGTCCCGGAGGTTCATACCGAATCCCTAGGTGTTTGCCCGCCAATCCGGGACCGGCCTCGCCTGGCCCGTTCCGCATAACGACGGATATCCGGGACCTCGGACGTCCGACCGTCACAGGGTCGCGCTATCGTTCGGCGACGGGCGCCGGCCGGGCGTCGGACCGCTTCATCCTTCTTGGTCGAATGGTCGTTGAGGGAAGGCCTCGCCGGCGCCCACGACAAAACCCCTGGTCGCCGGATGGGTGAACATACCGGGCCAGGGGTTTCGTCGTCTTAGACGGCCACACAGGGGCCGCTCCCGGTCGCTTACCGGGTGGCGGCGGAGTCGGCCAGGGCCCCGAGGGTGGCATGGCTGGCCTCGACGGCCCGGCGCAGGCGCTCCAGGTCTTTGGCCAGTCCGTCGCGTTCCACCCACGACAGGACCGACAGGTCCTGGCCGCGCTCCAGCATTTCGGCCAGGTTGACGATCAGGGTCCGGGCCCGGCCTTTCTGGCCGAACAGTTTGCGGCCGTCGTCGAGCAGGCGGACGGTGGCCTCGGGCTCGCCGGCCGGTTTGGCCTCCCCGGACTGGCGGACCTTGGCCGGCGGCCGGCCGGGCGGCTCGACGGTGTAGGTCTTGCCGTCGCGGCCTTCGACTTCGACCGGGCCGTGGGCCGGCGCCGGCGTAGCCGCCAGCCACTGCGACACCGCGGGCCGGGACACGCCGAACAGGTCGGCGATTTTGGCCTGAGACCAGCGGCGCTCCCGTTGGAGGGCCCGGGCCAGGCCGGCTTTCTGGTCGATGGTCAAATGGCGTTTGTTCACGTTCAGGCGCACGGCGTACTCCAAAGCGTTGCCGCGGTTGGCTTCGGCCAGGACTACGACGTCGCGGGCGTCGATGTAGCTTCGTCCGTTGGCCATGAGGGCTCGGGCCCGTTGGTGGCCGTCGATAAGCACGCCGTCGCTGCTCACCGTAATCGGGTCGGCCAGCCGGCGGCCGATTTTCACGCCTTCGCGCAAGGCCTGGAAGGCGTCGCCGTCCAGGTCGGGTAGGGGTTGGATCCCGGAGTTGAGGAGCTCGGCGAGCCGGTACCGGGTGGGATGGGGTCCTGCTTGGGTTGACATGGTAAGGTAGCTTACCACCTGCTTACGCTTATCGCAAGTCATCGAACATGGGGTTCGATCGGTCAGGCGAACAGGGCGACCAGGAAGTAGGCGACCTCGGCCACGAGCAGGGCGGACAGGAGGACCAGGGCCCAGATGGCGACCATGGTGACCCGCCGCTCGTTGTGCACGGGCGGCGAGGGTAGGCGGCGGTGACTAGCGCTGGCGGATGGCGTCGAGCACGGTCCGCTCCAGCCGTTCGACCCGGCCGAAAAGATCCCTCACCCTCCAATCCAAGGTCTGCAACGAGCCGAACCCGTTCGGCTGGTCGTTGCCCGGGGTGCCGGGCAGGCCGGTAGCCAGGCGGGCCTGAATGTCGGCCAACTGGCGGGCTTGGTCTGGGGTCATGTCGTCGTCTCCTAACGGCCCACCGCCGGATGGCATACCGGCGCGCGTCCATTGCGTGACGCTCGGACCGGGGCATTGGGTGGCGAAATGGGCGCTGTGCCACGACATGGTGAGCCGGCGCCCGGTCTGGTGGCATAACTGTTCGTACAGGGCCCGGGTGGCGTCGAGCATCGGCCACGGGGCGGCCTCGCCGATCGACACCATGAGGCAGATGCCGAACCCGTCGGTGTTGCGGCTGGCCTCGTGGATGCCCCGGGTGTCCCGGCCGGCGCCTTCGAAGACCCGGCCGCTTCTGCCGACCAGAAAGTTGTAGCCGATGCACGCCCAACGTTGCTGTTGGACGTGGAACGCCTCGATGTTGCGCACGTTGGCCGCCTCGTCGAGGCTGGCGGTGCCGCCCGGCCAGTGGGTGACGGTGAACCGGCGGGCCGACAGGGGGACGTGGCGGCCTTGGGGGATGGGCCAGCGGGCGCCCCACTGGGACCGGGACACGACGGCGACGGCCATTACTGGTCGGCCATGTGCTCGGTCTCGTAGGTGGCGCCGGCCGGCGGGTCGACCGGCGTGTCGGGCGGTGGTTCGGCCTCTGCGGGGTGCTCGCCGGGGTCGGTGTACTCGTCCGGGGACGGTTCCTCGGGGGCCTCAGACGGGCTTTCAGGGGCCTCGGGCGGGGTCTCAGGCGGGGTGTCGGTCATGTCACGATCCTCCGATGTCTTCGGCGCCGATAAAGCAGGTGTTCGGGTCGACGTTCAGGAATAGCGCGGAGTAGGCCACGATCGACACCGTGGTCGTCCCGGTGCTGGCGGCCTGAAATATCTCGTCGATGTTGCCGGTGAGCCGGTAGCCGACCGGGCTGTCGATCCGGGACGCTATCGACAGGTCGGTCCGCCCGGACCGGCGGGCTTGCATGTAACTGTTGCCGGCGCCGGCCGCGCCTTGGGCCCCCTCGCCGTGGTAGGTCACCCGGTAGTAGCGGCCGGCGGTCGAGGGGAACGCCAGCGACACCATGGTCACGCCGGCCGCGGTGCCCGAACTCGCGGCCGGCGGGCCCCAGGCCAGGGCCACGAAGCCGCGGGGCCCGGCCGCCACCGCCCGCCGGTCGACGATCGCGCCGGGCGCCACCGCGGCCGACCCGCCGGTCACGGTGATCTGGGCCAGCGGGGCGGCGCCGGCGGGCACCGCGGGCGGGCTCGGGGTGCCGGCCTCGGCGCCCTTCACGAACTGGACCACGAAGTCGTCGCCGGCCGCGGTGCCGATATCCGCGGAGCGGGCCTGGACGACCACCAGGTCGATCCGGTTTGTGCCGGCCACCGCGGGCGCCGGGTCCAAGGTGACGGTCTCGGCGGTCGTCCACGGGCACAGCACCGTGCCGGTGTTATTGGGGGTGGCGATGGCGGCCCACCCGGCGGCCACGGACAGGACCATGCCGCCGGTCGCGGTCACCTGGCCGCCGAACACGGTGGTCGTCGGCCACACCGCGGCGAGGACCCGGCGGTCAGTGGCGGCCGGGTAGGTGGCGGTCTGCAACCAGGGCGGGGTGAGACGGGCCATGGGTTTACCTCCGGGCCAGGGCGCCGATGTCGCGGCGCAGGGCGGTGAACGCGGCGGACAGGGGCAGGGCGGGCCGGCCGACGGTGAGCTCGACGTCTTCTTGGCCGTCGTCGCCGATCACGTAGTTGAGGGCGGTGACCCGCTGGGTGGTCGACACGTTCAGGCGGGGCGGGGCGGCCACGATGAGGGGCACGGTGTCGCCGAGGTCGGGCCGGCCGGGCCGGAACCAGCCGGGCCGCAGGACCAGCGAGTAGGACGGGGTGAGGACGCCCATGGTGTCGACCAGGCCGTCGGCCCGGGCTTGCAAGGTGGACAGGATCGACACGTCGGGTTGCTGGTCGACGGTCGGCCACAGACCGACGGGAAAGGTGCCGCCGGCCGAGCCGGCCTCCTGGGACCACTGCTCGGCGATCAGTTGCGGGGCGCCTTGGGTGGCGTCGCCCTGGCCGAGGACCCGGGCGTAGTTGGCGTAGGTCTGGGAGTTGATCGACCGGGTGAGGCTGGCCACCGTCGTCCCGTACACCAGGGCCAGGTCGTCGCGGAGCTCGCCGCGCCCGGAGAACCACACTCGGAGACGGTCGAGGCCGTCGACGTCGGCGGCCGCCTCGACGGAGATGTCGACACCCTGGGAGATGCCGGTCATGTCGACGATGGCCTCGCCGATCGACTTTCCCCCGGTGTAGGTGCGGTCCCGGATGATCCCCGAGCTCGCCGGCCGGGCGGTGCCGTCCGGGTTGGTGCGGGCCACGACGAGGGGGACGAGCGAGCCGGGCGAGAAACTGTGCCCGGTCGTGCCGGCGGTGGCGCCGGTCGTGGCCCGGGTTACCAGGTCGGCGATGATGGCGTCCTGGTCGGTCTGGGTGTAGGTCACGTCGGTCGGGCCGGTCAGGTAGCGGCGTTCCAGGACCGACAGGTAGTCGAAGGCGGTCCAGTTGACGGCGTGGGACTGCTCGCTAACGGTGTCCTCGGCCATGGCGATGACACCGCGGAACATGAGTCGGCCGTCCCGCCAGGCCATGACGTCGGTGGCGAGCTCGACGGGCAGGGCCGAGCTCGGGGCCCGCCCGTCGGTCGTCCAGGTCAGCTTGGCCGGGCCGTTCAGGGTCGTTTCCAGGCGCCGGGAGCGGGCGCCGACGAGCTCGCCGAGCCCGGACTGGTGGGCCACGGTCGGGGTGCCGAAATCCCGGCGGTGGACGGTGAAACGCCACCGCGGCGGGTCAGGTGAGGTAGCGGTCATGCCACGAAGCGACCACCTGTGAGATCCCCGTCGTCGAGCTCCCGGCGAGGGCCATCCACGCCGGGCCGACGTTCGGGGGGATTTCCGGCCAGCGGGTGACGAACCAGTCCAGTTGCGCCATGACGTCGGTGCCGTCCGAGCGGACCGCGGTGGCCGCCTCGCAGTCGACGTCGACCCAGGTGCCGGCGGGGATGGTGAACCCGGCCACGAAGGTGACGTTGGCCGTCGCGGTGCCCCCGAAGGTGACGACCGGCGTGGTGATCGGCCCGTAGATCCGCAGGGTGAGGGCGGGCCACTGGTCGCCGGCGGGGTCGATCAGTCCGACCGTCGGGGCGATCCCACCGCCGGCCGGGTAGGTCCGATTGAAGCTGAGCGGGTAGGTCCGGCCGGCCGGGAGACCGCCCGCGCCGGCCCACGCCGTGGCGGTGCGCTCGGCGGCGTCGTAGAACCAGGGGTCGGCGGCCACCCACGCCAGGTGCACGGCCCGGGCCGTTTTCCCGGTGATCGGCCAGGTGTAGCCGGCTTTGCGGACGGTGGCGTACCGCTCGGGGAGGCCGGGCCGGTCCAGGACGTAATGCAGGCGGGGACGGAGGGCGGGCAGCATGAACGGGGCGAACAGGGTGGCGATCTGGTCCGCGGTCATCTGCCCGCCGGGCCGGCCGGCGATGTCGGCGGTGATCGGCCGGGCGCCGGCCAGGCGGGTCCGGTCGTCGATGCCGTCCCGGCCGGGCCGATTGTTGGTCACGTCCCGCACCGCGGGGTCGCCCAGGTCGAGCTCGGTGCAGAAATAGCGGCCGTTCTCGTCCTCCAAGGGCAGGGTGGTCCCGGCGAGCTCCAGCCACGCTCGGCGCACGCACTCAGACACCCGCGGTCCTCAGCGTCCAGGCCAGCCGTTTGCCTAGCAGGTCGACGTCGACCGGCTCGGCGAAGGTGGCCCGGTCGATCCTTACCAGCTGGTCGTAGGTGGGCCCGGTGTTGTCCCGGATGAGTTGGGCCAGCATGGCCTCGGGGGCCACGAACTCGCCTCCTCGGCCTTCGCCGATCACGGCCAGGGTGGCCTGGGTGACGTAGCCGCCGGCGGCCAGGATGGGCAGGCCGGGCAGGCCGACGGTGAACCCGCCGACCTTGCCGATGAGGGGGATGTCGATCCCGGGCACGGTGATATGGATCCCGTTCCAGACGTGGGCGAACTCGTTCCAAACGCCTTTGGCGAACGAGATGGCCGACTCGACGCCGTGGACGGCGCCGGTGATGGCACCCATGATCCCGTCGATGACCGCTTTGCCGGCCCGGAACGGGGCGGCCAGGATGTTCTCGATCCCGGCCACCGCACCCCGGACCAGGCCGGCCAGCCGGCCGACCACGGCGCCGATCCCGTCGATGATCCCGGAGACGATGTCGCGGGCGACACCGAACGCGGCGGAGAAAAACGAGCCGACGGGGGCCAGCCACCCGGCGATCCGGCCGACGAAGCCGGCGATGGCGCCGCCGATCGTGTTTAGGACGCCGACGACGAAGTTCCAGGCGGCGATGAACGGGGCGGAGACGTAGCCGAAGATCAGGGCGAAAACGGCGCCTATCCCCGCGATAAGCCCGGCGAAGAACGCCCACGCCGCATTCCACACGCCGACCACCCAGTTCCAGGCGGCGATGAACGGGGCGGAGATGTAGCCGAACACCAGGGCGAAAAAGGCGCCGATGGCGGAGATGATCCCGGAGAAAAACGACACGATGGTCGACCAGTTGCTCACGATGAAATACACGGCCAGGCCGAACGGGCCGGTCAGGATGGCCAAGAGCAACGGCCAGTTGGCCGCGATCCATCCCCACACGGTTTGCAGAAACGACCACACGGCCTGGACCGCGGTCGACATCCCCGACCACACGGCGTTCCACACGGTCTGAAAGAAACGGGTCTGGGTGGCCAGCCAGACGATCCCGACGACCAGGGCGGCGATGGCGATGGCCAGGATGACCAGCGGGTTGGCCGACATGACCAGGTTTAGGGCGGCCTGGGCGATGGTCCAGATTTTGACCGCGGCGACGATGGCCAGGATGAACCCGGCCAGGGGGACCAGAAACGACGCGTTGTCGCGCAGAAAGCCGACGAAGCGGCCGAGGGCGGGCAGCAGCGGGGTGATGGCGCCGACGAGCAGACCGCCCAACTGGACTTTTAGGGCGCCGATCTGGTTTTGGAAGATCTGCATTTGCCCCGCGGAGGTTTTCCCCATGGCCACGGCCAGGCCGCCGACGTGGCCCTGGAGGCCGTCGACAATCTCGGCGAAGTTCCCGGCCACGCTCCCGGTGTCTTTGAAGTCGACGCCCACGCCTTTCAGGGCCCGGCCCTGGCCGAGCAGGGCTTTGCCGACCTGTTCGGCCGCCGACGGCAGGTCCTGGCCGGTTTTCGTCGCGTAGTCCTGAACGAGCGGGGTGAGGGTTTTCAACTGGTCGCCGGTCAGGCCGTAGATGGCCAGGTTGGCCTGGGCCGCTTTGGTCTGCCCGGCCGAGAACACGGTCACTTTCGACAGGGCCGACGCTTGGGCGGCCAGCGAGTTGGTCACCGCGTCGCTGGCCCCGGGTATGCGCGACAGGGCGTCCCGAAACTTGGTGTTGGTCTCCTCGGCGGCTTGGTAGGCGGCGACGGACTGCTTGCCGAAGTCCCACACTTGGCGGGCCACGTTCTGGACGACGCCGGCGGCCAGGACGCCGGCAAACGTCGATTTGAACCGGGACCCGAAGCTTTCGGCCTCGCCGGCGGTCGACTTCAGGGCCGACTGGGCCTGCGACGCGTCGGTGGTGATTTTGAGGCGGATCTCGGCGTCGCTAGCCACGGCGGCGCCTCCCGGCCTGTTTCGCTTTCTCGTTGCGGTGCTCGACGAGCTCGGCGGCGGTGAACATGGCCCTGGGGTCGGCCAGCCACAGGTCGGCGGGGACGCCGGTCTCGACGGCCAGGGCCACCGCTAGCCGTCCGAGACTGCCGGCCGGGTAGGGTCCGTGTCGTCGGCCTCGTCGCCGGCGGCGCTTTCCAGGTCGACCATCTCGTCGACGGTCTCCAGGAAACGGTGAAACGAGCTCGGCGTCCCCTCGACGTGACAGCGGACCAGGGCGTTGTAGACCGGGCGGAGGGCGTCGACACCGTCGGCGTGCTGTATGTCGACGCCTTTGTTGTCGAGGGCGCAGGTGGTGACCTCGGGCAGTTTCACGCCGTCGACGGTGACGACCACCCGGCGCCGAAAGGTGCTCATATCCCGTGGACGTGGTCGGCGGCCTCCTGGACGGCCTTCGCGTACAGGGCGTCCCACTGGTCGGCGGTCTCGTCGAAGGCGTCGCGGATGAACGGGGAGGGCGAGATGTTGTGGCGGGGCCAGCCGTTGTGGATCACGGGGCTGTAGACCAGCCCGGACGACACCTCGGCGGTCTGGGCTTCGCCGGCGCCGACGATCGACGCTCGCAGGGCCCCGGTGAGCACGGGGACGATCTGGCGGGCCCGGCCGCCGACCAGGTCGGCGACCTGCCGGTTTACGGTGCCGAGGTCGCCCAGTTGGGCCGCGGCGGCCCGCATGGTCGCCGCGACCTCGGTCGCGCCTTCTGCGGTGTAGGACTCGCCGGGCACTAGAACCCGGCCGCGACCGGCTCGGCGCCGACCTCCCCTCCGAACCCGGTGCCGTAGGTCCGGGTGGGCCGGCCGACAATGTCGAACTCCCAGTCGGTGTCCAACCTGGTTTGGACGTCTCCGCCTTCGACCAGGGCCAGGATCACGCAGTCACCCGACCAGGTGGGAGCGCCGTCGGTGTTCGGCTTCCACGTGAAAGCCACGGTCTCCATGGCGTGGGTGTAGCAGTAGGCCAGGAAGCCTTGGGGGTCGTCGAAATCCTGCAGGGACGTCCCGGATATCGTCCACGTCTCCCGTTTGCCCGCGGGCAGGGTCTCGCCGCACAGGGTTTCCACGGCGTCGCCGTCGTTGTCGTAGGACGGGTTGACGGCGACCGTCGTGGCCTGGCAGGCGAAGGAGACGGCGGTCCCGGTCCCGTTGCCCCCGAAAGTGAGCTCCCCGTTTCTCAGGCGTGATGCGACTATGGCCATAGTTCGGTGTCCTCCGTCCAGGTGAACAGGTAGGCGGGTATGGGCGCGCTGTCGAGGGCGAGCCGGTACAACACGTACGCCCGGCGTTCGGCCGGGACGATGGAGTAGACGATGGGGGCGAGCTCGGCGCCGGCCTTCCACGCGTCGGCGTTCCACGGTCCGGGCAGGAGGAGGGCGGCGTAAAAGTCGGTGGCCTCCGCGCACGCCGTCGATATCGTCCCCCCGGTGTGCCCGACGAGGACGCACGGGGGCACCGCGGAGCGGGGGTCGACAGTGGCGAAACACGGGTCGGGGAGGGCGGCGTCCAACTTCTCGGCGTAGGCCACGGCCAGGGCGTAGTCGGTCACGCCACGACACTCCGCTGGTTCAGGCCGAGTTCCAGCAGGGCGTAGATGTGGGGGTCGACGGTGCGCATGTTCACGGCCATCTCCTGGTAGTTGAGGGTGCCGAACAGGGCGCCGCGCCGGCCGTACAGCTGGGCCGCGTACATGGTGGCGGCGTAGGTCACGTTGGCCGGCCAGCCGTCCCCGTCGGGCTCGCCGGCCAGGAGCGCGAGCGGGTCGGCCAGGCCGGCGAGCTCGGGGCGCAACACGACGATGACGGCGTTGGCCGCGTCGACGGCCATGGCCAGGGCGTCCTCGTCGACGTCGCGGGCGCCGCGGGTGCCGAGAAACACTCTCACCATGTCGACCGTCGTGGCCATGACTACGGGCCGCTCACGGTGACCCGGACCATGGCCTTCGGGGCCGTCACGGCGACCAGGGCTCTCTGTTCGGCCAGGATGACCAGCAGGTTTTTGACGAAATAGTCGGTGTGACTGTCCGTCATGTAAACCGACACCGTGTCTCTCGAAAACAATTGGACGCCTTCTGAGAACTGCCCCACGTAGGCGGTGCCGACGGGGAGCGACGGCACCGAGACGGCTCGCAGACCCCAGAAACTCCCGTTGAGGGTGGGCACGATCCCGGCTGTTTGCATGACCGCTAGGTCGAGGTTCGCGAAGTCGGTGGGGTTGAGGAGGACGGCGTTCGGCGACGCGTACCCGGCCGCCTGGACCTGGGCGAAGGCGATGCGGATCCCGGCCAGCAACTGGGCGTTGGTGACGGTGGGGATCCCGGCCGCGCCGGTCGACGCGGCCAGGGCGGCGGCGACGGCGGCCTCCAGGGCCAGCAGGATGCCGCCCCGCAGCTGGTTTTCGACGATCGACTGGACCTGGGGGATGTCCTCCAGGGCCTGCCTCGATATGGCTTTGTAATGGGCGTAGGTGTTCAGGCTGGACGTGGTCGGGGTGACGGTGATGTCGGCCGGCGGCTTGACCGCCCCTTCGGCGACGACCTGGGCGGTGGGGTACGGCGCCGACCACGCATACCAGACGATCGTGTTCGAGTTGGTCGACACCCGGCCGAGCGAGTCGAGCAGCGGGGACACCATCGACCACGGCGTCACCTGATGGCGGTACGGGTCGAGGACGCCGGCCGGTGTCGTCGACACCAGGATCGGGTCGGCCGCGGCCCGCCCGAACAGTCCGGGAAGCTCAATCTCGTCGGAGCTCCCGTGCCCCCGGTAGGTCCGGAAAGCGTCGGAGGCGACGAACATTTCGCCCCAGGTCTGGGGGGCCCGCTGGTCGAGCCGGGCGGGGAGCACGGCGTCGGGGCGGACCCGGTCGGCGTCGGCGGTCTGGGTGAGCCGGGAGCGGAGCTCGGCGTAGGACCGTTGGGCGTCGGCGATCCGGCCGTACTCGGTGAGCTCGGTGTCGAGCCGGGCGCACCGTTCGGCCATGTCGGCGATCGTGGCCCGCTCTGAGTCGGTCAGGTCGCGGCCTTCGGCCGCGGCGCTGTCGGTCATGCCGTTGACGACCGCGGTCATGTGGTCGCGGTCCGCCATCTTGTCTCGCAGATAGTCGATCATTCTCGGAGTCCTCCGTCAGGGCGTGGGTGGGCTTCTGCGGAGTGTCCTCAAGTGACCGGGCCGGGCCGGCTCGCCCGTCGGCGAGTGGCCTTC